CATTTATTGAGGTGAAGCATCGTAATGTGCGGCTGTTGCAGTACGACACAGCGATGGTTAGCCTGTCAAAAGTTATACAAGCGAGGACGCTGACGCAGCACACAGGCTTGCCAGCGTATCTGCTGAATGTTTATAAGGATAATATCGCCCGGTTCGATTTCGCGGGCGATTACACATTGGGGAAGGGTGGCAGAAGCGACAGAGGCGATAGCCAAGACGCGGATATCTGTGCCTATTTCCCGATCCAAGCCGCACTGGTCGTGCGGTAGTTCTAAAGTTAAATGGAGAAAAAGATGGCTTTAGGTTTTCAAGAGACTACATCATCAGGCGGTGGGGATTTCCTACCTATTATGAAATTCAGTGCAAAGGATGGCTCATTCGTGCGCCAAGACCGGCACCAAGGGGCAGACGGCCACTGGGAAAAGAGCGAAACCGAAATGGATTTGCCTTTTAAAGTGGTTATGGATATGGACGCAATCGAGGTTGGGTTTATCGCCTTTACAACGACTGGCCCTGATTTTCGCTTTGTCAAGGTTGGCGAGCCGATGCCGGTCAAGCCCTCTGATGAACACAAGGAAGGCTTCCGCATCAGGATGTACAACAAAGAGATCGGCCTGCGCGAGATGAGCAGCAGCAGCAAGATCGTGCGTAATCAGATGAATGATTTGCACGATGCGTATCTGGCTGGTAAGGCCGACAACCCCGGCAAGGTGCCGGTCATTGAGATCACCGGCTCTGATCGCATCCAGATCGAGACTAAGGCGCAGGGAACGCAGACGTTCCGCTCGCCTAAATGGTCGATTGCTGGCTGGGTTGATCGCCCCGCTGGCTTAGATAAGGCAGAAGCTGCCCCAGAACCCGCCGCTGTAGCAGCCCCGATTGCTGCAACCCCTTCAGTTGTCGAGGGCGCTGATTTGTTTTAGCGGCGGTAGTGACCGGCGGCGGGTTCCTCCCTTGACCGTCGCCGGTCACGCTTTAAAGGGGTCAAGGGATTGGGGTAATGATATGACGAACATAGCAGCATATATTGAACAGGTGGCGAGGCACTATTGGGGTGAGCCGAACCCGCGCCTGTCGAAAGGCACAGAGTTGCGCTTTGGAAACAATGGCAGCAAGTCGGTTTGCCTGCGTAAAGGGGTTTGGACAGATTTTGAGACAGGCGAAAGCGGTGGCGTTGTGGCATTGGTAAAGGCAAACGAGCCAGCAAGCATCAATGGCAACATCCCCGACGTGCTTGAGCGTAAGTTCGGCATCAGCAGACAGCAGCAAAAGAGCCTGCCAGTCGTGCCGAGCCTCGCACGTTCTTACGATTATTATAATGCTGACGGCGTACTAGCCTATCAGGTGTTGCGGTTCGATAACCCAAAGACCTTCCGGCAGCGTCGGCCTGATGACAGGGGTGGCTGGATCAACAGCATCAAGGACATTGAAGCCCTGCCATATAATCTACCGGCCATCATTACTAACCCACAAGCGCCGGTGTTTATTGTTGAGGGCGAAAAATGCGCCGATGCGTTGATTGAGCTTGGCCTGATCGCCACGACCAACAGTGGCGGGTCAAAGAATTGGAAGCCGGAGCTTGCGCAGTATTTCGAGGGGCGCAATGTCGTAGTGCTGCCAGACAATGACGAGGCTGGTCAGGCACACGCAGACACAGTGATAGCGGCGCTGTACGGCACGGTGGGCAAGATCAAGCGCCTCGACCTGCCGAACCTGCCGCCAAAGGGTGACGTGGCCGATTGGCTGCAAGCTGGCGGTGACAAGGCGGCGTTGCTGGCCTTAGCCAAGCAAACGCCGGTGGTTGAGGTAGCGCCAGAGCCAAAGCCTGACGTGTTTGAGACGTACAACCTCGATTACCTCAAGAATATGCCGCCGGTCGAGTGGTTGCTGGATGGCATCCTAACGCGCCACGGCTTTGCTGTGCTGTACGGTGCGCCGGGCATTGGTAAGTCGTTCATGTCAATTGATTGGGCGTTGTCTATTGCCTATGGCAGAGAGTGGCACGGCAGGCAAACAAAGCAAAACGCTGTGCTGTACCTAGCGGCGGAAGGCGTTGGCGGCCTTGGCAAGCGCGTCCGAGCGTGGCAGGCGCACTATGACCGTTACGGCGACGCGCCGTTCTACGTCTTGCCAATGGCTGTCAAGCTGCTTGACCAGCAAGAACTCGACAAGCTGATACGCACCATCGACAATTTCAAGCAAGAGTTTAGCCTTATTGTGATTGACACTGTGGCTCGGACACTAGCCAGCACCGGCTCAGATGAGAATGACGCGACGGCTATGGGGCAGTTTGGTGAGATGTGCGGTGTTATACAGCGCCACGCTGACTGCGCCGTGCTGGCCGTGCATCACTCTGGCAAGGACGCCGCGAGGGGCATGAGGGGCAGCAGCAGCCTGATGGGTCTGTCAGACACTGTGTTGGCGCTGTCGAGCAGTGAGGGGCGTGTGACGCTCAAGATGGAAAAACAAAAAGATGCAGAGCCAATAGCTGATGAGCAGTATGAGCTAACGCCGGTGGCTCTCATTGACGACAGCAGCGCAGTGCTATTGCCAGTCGAAATGGCCGACAAGAAGCGCGGGGCAAAGCTGACGCCGGGTCAATTGCTGGCGCTTCAAGCGTTGCAGAATGGCCTCATTGATGCCGGTGTGCAGCAGATGTCGCTGGATCGTTGGAAGGATTTGCACAAGCAAAAATGCGACGATTTCACGTCCAGAAAGCGCTCAGATGACCGCGCGGCACTGCAATTAAAGGGCGTTGTGATTATTGATGGGGGGAAAGTGTGGATTAACAAAGAGTTAGGGGAGAATGTGAGATGAGAAAGGTTAAATCTCATAGCAATCTCATAGTGATCGGACTGATGACCGGATATGACGGAGATGAGATCCCCACTATAGGGGATCTCTTTCTCATAGTCCTCGGCATAGGGGAATAGGTAATGGCAAGAGTTAGAAAACCAAGCAAGCAACACTATGCGCCTAATCAGGGTGCGATGCGTCGGATGCAGGATGCGCTGCATCGCTACGATGATCGCGTCAGTGAGGTTGAACGCAAGTGGGGGGTGGATCGTTTGATCTGGGTAGTGGGTGGTAATCTGAGAGATCGCTTTGAGGCTCAGATGGATAAGCTCAATGCTGCGATAGATAGGATGGAAGATGTTGAGCATCAGGTTGACGTGACATTGCGCGGGGTGGCAGCGCTTGAGCAGGCGGCAATCGCTGCTGGTGTGCAGCCGCTCAATGGCGAGTGGATCGAGGGCAAGATGCCTGATGGCCGTGTGTTGGCTATCGTGCCAAATGATTACGAGGTGAGCCGCGTTAAGCGCGACAACCGCGAGATGTTGGTCTACAGCGTTGATGAGATCGGCAGGTTGCTGGCAGCGTGGGATGAGAGCAAGGCAGTTGATGCTGTCAAGGCTGTGTTCGCCGGTGCTACTGTTGAAAAGGTGAAAACGAAACTTGAAAAGGAATTGAATGATGAAATCCCTTTCTAGGAAATGGTCAGTGATGCCATCGCGAGCCATCAATGATCGTGAGCTAAAGGAACGCGAGCTGCGGGTGCTAGGGGCGCTGTGCATCCACACTAACGCGGCTGGTGTGTGTTGGCCTAGTATGGAGACGTTATGCGCTGTGACAGGGCTTGCATCGCGCCAGAGCATTCACAATGCTATGAAGGTATTGAAGCGCAAGCGGTACGTCAGGCAGTTGCAGCCGAAGGACTATCAAGAGACAGCGACAGGCTGGAAGAGCAATAGGTATCAAGTGTTATGGGATGGAGATGAAGCGTTGCCAACATATGAAGAGGTAGACAGTGCCAAGCCGTTACAGTTGCGCGAGGATCAGGGCGACGACGACGTAAAAGAAATAGGGGGTCTGGGGGATTTACAATCACACTCTCACACGCACGACGACAGCGCCGCCAGACCGCTGGCAAACGCTTACATCCGCGCCGTCATGCGGGCAACAGGTCAGGTCAGGCTGTACGATAATGAGATAGCACACGCGAGGCGGCTGGCGAATGCTGGCTTCAACGCTGATGATGTCGAGGCTGCAACGCTCAACACCTGTGACAGAGCCATCGAGCGCCGGGCTGGTGTGCCATCGCTTTATGATGTGGCAGTGGGGATGGGGCTATGACGTACAAGCAGCTAGACGTTGGTTTGTCGGTGTACGGCGCGGGCGGCGACACACCCACCACACAGGAAAATCGACCCCTTGCCCCCCGCCCCTCCCATCTATCGATAGGGGGTGTCACACAAAATTTTTGCCCAAAACGCTGCACCGACTGCGACAACGGCTTCATCCGCGAGCCGGACGGCTATGGTTGCGTCCAGTGGACATCGTGCTATTCTTGTGGGGGAACGGGAGAGGCCGATGATTGATGAGGGCGATGGCTCATTTGAGCGTAAGCTGGCGAACAGCCAATGTCCGCGCTGTCGCAGCTTGATCGAGTTACGGCGCGATGATAAGCATAAGCGCGAATATAAATGCACTGGCTGCAACTTAAAGATTATTGATGTAAAGGGAGAAAGCGAATGAGCTACAAATTTGGAAAAGTAAAATTGGTTGATGTTGACGCAGACAATGTAACGCTGAGTTTGGAATTAAACAGGCACGAATTGGATCTTTTATACGCATCTATTAAAAAAGATTTTAAGAACACTTGTCATGCTGTGATAAATGACAGGGCTGGCCCCAGCTTTTGTGCAGAACAGGGTATGCTTGTGCAAAAAATAGCTATGGCAAAAGCAGAAATTCAAAGCATCATATCATCACAGGATTTATAAAAAAATGAACAGATACGAATTACTCGACGCCGCCAAGGCCACTGTCGCTGACCGTGGTGAGGATTACGGCAGCATATGGGAAAATCACGAGCGTATCGCCGTTATATGGACGGCTTTGCTTGGCATACAGATTGAGCCGGAGCAGGTCGCTATGATGATGGTTGGCGTGAAGCTGGCTAGGCTGGCTGCGACGCCAGAACATCAGGATAGCTGGGTTGATATAGCCGGTTATGCCGCAACAGGATCGGAGTGTTTGAGTGTCAGACAAGCTAACGATTAGGCAGCAGCGGGCGGCGCTCGCGGCTGACGATGAGGGTCGCCGCGAGGCTGTCGTGCAAGAGTTAGAGGCGATTGGTGCCGGTGAGGCGACTGACGTTATCCAGTGGGATGATATGGGGCGGGTGACGCTGACGCCCAGCGATCAGTTGTCGGAGCGGGCGAAGCGCTCGATTAAGAAGGTCAAGGTCACGCCCAATCAGTTTGGCAATACGATTGAGGTTGAGATGCACGACAAATTGTCTGCGTTGAGGCTATTGGCGAAGCATCGCGGGTTGTTAGAGCCTAACAGTGACAGCCAGAAACCTAGTATGATTGGCATCAACATTACCGGGCCAACGACAAAGATTGTGGAGATTGACGGCGATGGCTGACGTGATCGACTTGAAGGAATATTTTAGCGTTAGATTTTTTAAGCGGGATATATTGTGCGGCTATTGCTCCCGGCTGACTAGGGGGCGGGTGTATGATGGCGGCGAGGCTATTGTTTGCACTGAGTGCGGCGGGCCTATGCTTGAATTAGAGAGCGACGATTTTAATGATAATATGACTATTATTTTTGACCCAGAGGCGTAGAATGGCGCGATCATCAAGAGCAACTGACAGATCACCCCGGCGTAGGAAAGAGCCTACCACTGACGCGCTTGCGGGTCTGAATTTGGATTTTTCTGAAAGCCCGACGGTATGGGATTTTTTAAACGACGACAGCTTTGTGCGTGGTCTGATGGGGCCAGTCGGCTCTGGCAAGACATTCGGTTCCTTAGCGGAAGTGATGTTGAGGGCGGTGAAACAGGAACCGTCGCCGATAGATGGGATCAGATATACTCGGTTTGCAGTTATCAGGAACAGCTACCCGGAGTTACGCACGACCACGATTAAGACGTGGCAAGAGTTATTCCCTGAGAATGTTTGGGGGCCAATGCGCTGGTCGCCGCCGATCACCCATCACATCAAGCTGCCGCCGCGCGATGGCGCGGCTGGGCTTGATTGTGAGGTGATCTTTTTGGCGCTGGATCAGCCGCGTGACGTGCGAAAGCTGTTGTCGCTTGAATTGACCGGCGGCTTTATTGACGAGGCGCGTGAGTTGCCAAAGGCGGTGGTTGATGGATTGACGTCGCGTGTCGGTCGTTACCCGACGCGGGCGAATGCGGGCTGCACTTGGCGCGGCGTGTGGATGAGTACCAACCCAATGGATAGCGACCACTGGTGGCACCAGTTAGCTGAGAAGAACCCCATTCGCGGAAAATATCCTTGGAAGTTTTACAAGCAGCCGGGTGGTGTGGTTGAGGGTACGAAAGAACATGAGAACGCAATATTTGCGGCTGATAAATACTGGATCAATAACCCAAAGGCCGAGAATACGAATAATCTGCCGCCCGGCTATTACGAGCAGCAGTTAGCCGGTAAGAGCATTGACTGGATACAATGCTACGCTGGGGCGCAATATGTGTTTGTGCAGGACGGCAAGCCTGTCTGGCATGAGTTTTCTGACAGCATGATGTCGGCTGACGTGCGCATCGAGGAAGGCTGGCCGGTGCATATCGGGCTTGACTTTGGTTTGACCCCTGCGGCTGTCTTTGGGCAGAAGATGCAGAATGGGCGGTGGCACGTCGTGCATGAGTTAGTCGCGTTTGATATGGGCTTGGAAAGGTTTTGCCATCACTTGCTGGCTGACATACAGCAGCACTTTCCAAAGTCGGACGTGCTGATCTGGGGCGATCCGGCGGGCGTCAAGCGCGACGAAATATTTGAGGTCACGGCGTTTGAGCATTTGCGCACAATGGGGCTTCACGCTAGACCGACCAGCACCAACGATTTTATGGTGCGACGCGAGGCTGGGGCTATGCCGATGAACAGGCTGATCGACGGCAAGCCGGGGCTTTTGGTTAATCGTTCTTGCGCCAAGGTGCGCAAGTCGCTGGCTGGCGGGTATCATTTCAAGCGTATGGCCGTCGGGTCTGGACAAGAACGGTTCCGCGATGTGCCGAATAAAAACCAACACTCGCACGTCGGCGATGCGTTTGGCTATTTGATGCTTGGCGCTGGCGAGGTGCGGAACATCACGCGCAACAGCCAGTTTAGCAAGCAGTTCAAGCAGGCCACAGCCAATATGGATTTTAGTGTATTCTGATGTGGCAGCGCGAAATAACGAACAATCGTCAGGTTCAGATTGTGCCGTTTCACTGGGCGCACCCCTACGCGATGGATTTGCGCGAGTTTGACAAGCGGGCGTTTGACAATATTCCGAATTATCAGGATATGCTAAAGGCGTTTCAAGCCGAGGGCGGCGCAATTACGGCGCTGTGGCGCGGCAAGATCATCGCCTGCTTGGGTTGCAATAATATGTGGCCGGGCGTCTCTGAGGCTTGGATGATAACATCTATAGAGTTTCCCAATATATCTGTGACAGTAACTAGGGCTGCTATTAGATATTTCAATAAGATTGCTATAGAACATAAATTAAAAAGATTGCAAATCACTGTCGACGTGGAAAACGAGCTTGCGATGCGCTGGGCAAAGATGTTAAAATTCACGCCAGAAGGCGTCATGCGCAAATATGGTGCGGGCGGTATAGATCACATGATGTTCGCAAGGATTTACGAATGAGCAATCTTTTCAAACCTAAAATGCCAGCGATGCCTACGCCGGAGCAAGTCGCGCCAGAGGTGACTGCCGCACAAAAACGGCAAGAGGAACGCCTTGAGGCGCAAGAGCAATTGCAGGCAAAGCAGCTTGCGGCGCGTCAACGCGCACGTCGTATGGGCGGCAGTCGTATGCTGCTGTCAAGCATTCGCGGCGGTACAGCCGAAGATCAATCAACATTAGGATCGTAATTATGGGCGCGTTTAAAAAAGTTATGGGCATGAAGGTTGGCGGTAAAACCTTTGTTGAAAAGATAAAAGAAGGAACAGCGCCAAAGCCTGCGCCTATTACCACGGAACAAACTGAGGCGCAAAAAAATGCAGCCGCAGCAAGAAAGCGCCGAGATCGCCGTATGGGCGGCCAGCGCAGTTTGCTTTATGCAACAAGGTTGACTGGTGCGCCAGAAGATGAAACTAGGCAATCAACATTAGGATAGCAATATGAGCAATGTAGTTAAAAAAGTTGGCGGCGCAATTGGAATTGGCCCAAAGAAAAAAGCCGATACTGTTGCTATGGCAGAACTTGCCACCGGCACAACTGTAAAGCAATTAGCTGATCAGATTGCTGCACCAGCAACGCCAGTACAAACTGCAGCACAAGCTGGCGCAGCCGCAGCAAGAAAGAAACGCGGCGGCAGAGTAGGCCAGCGCGGTTTGCTTTACGCCAGCCGTTTGGGTGGACGTGGCGGCGGTCGCGGTGATACTCAAGACACGCTTGGGTCAGCCTAGTGCCACTGGCTAAAGGCAAATCCAAGAAAGCCGTAAGCAAAAATATATCTATGCTGCGGCGCGAAGGCAGGCCATTAAAGCAAGCTATCGCCATTGCAATGCAAGAGGCGGGGAAGGTGAAAAAGAATGGGTAAGAAAAAAGGCAAGGGTTACGGCAAGTAATGGAAAAGAAAAAAGAGGTTTGGGATAAAGACCGGCCAAAGGGCTTGGGCAAGCCGAAAGGTTTAAGCCCGGCACAGAAGCGCAAGGCTATGCGGGCGGCAGCAAAGGCTGGGCGTCCATACCCAAATCTCGTTGATAACATGAGGGCAGCGCGTGGCTAAAACACCAGCTTGGCAACGGTCTGAGGGCAAGAACCCATCCGGCGGCTTGAATGCCAAAGGCAGGGCTTCAGCTAAAGCCGAGGGCATGAACCTAAAAGCGCCAGTCAAGTCTGGCGACAATCCGCGCCGCGCATCATTCTTGGCTCGTATGGGCGGGATGCCGGGGCCGGAATATAAGAATGGCGAACCAACGCGCCTGCTCTTGTCGCTTCGCGCTTGGGGCGCAAGCTCCAAGGCAGACGCGAAAAAGAAGGCCGCAGCTATTAGCAAAAGGAATGAAGCCAGTGCATAGTGTTGAAGATATCCTAAAGCGTCACGACGTGGCGCAGCGTCGCAAAGATAACTGGCGTCAGATTTACGAAGATTGCTACGAGTTCGGCTTACCGCAGCGCAATCTTTACGATGGCTATTACGAGGGCGGCGGCTCTCCGGGGCAAAATAAAATGGTGCGCGTGTTCGACAGTACCGCCATCAATGCGACGCAGCGCTTTGCGAACCGTATCCAGTCTGGCCTGTTTCCACCTTACGCGCCTTGGTGCCGCCTAGAGCCGGGGCCAGAAATCCCAGAGGATCGCCGCATTGAGGCGCAGATTGCGCTGGATATGTATGCCGACACAATGTTTAGCGTATTGCGCCAGTCTAACTTTGATTTGGCTATGGGCGAGTTCTTGCTGGACTTGGCTGTTGGCACCGCTTGTATGCTGGTGCAGCCCGGTGATGATTTGACGCCAATCCGCTTTACTGCCGTGCCGCAATACCTTGTCAGCATCGAGGAAGGTGCGCACGGCAAGGTCGATAACGTTTACCGGCGTATGCGCATGAAAGGCGAGGCCATCAACCAGCATTGGGCTGACGCTGAAATCCCGCCACGCTTGCAGCGCATGATTGACGACAAGCCAACAGAAGAAATCGAGCTTGTCGAGGCGACCTTGTATGACCCAGAGGAAGGCGACTATTGCTATCACGTCATCTGGGCTGAAGGCAAAGAAGGCTTGCTAATGCGCCGCATGAAATCGTCGCCTTGGATTGTGGCGCGTTACATGAAGGTCGCCGGTGAGGTTTATGGTCGCGGGCCTTTGGTAACGGCTATTCCTGACATCAAGACGCTAAACAAAACGCTAGAGTTGTTGCTGAAAAATGCCAGCTTGTCTATTGCCGGTGTTTACACGGCGGCTGACGACGGCGTCCTAAACCCGCAGGCAATTCGCATTGCGCCGGGTGCAATTATCCCTGTTGCGCGTAACGGCGGGCCGTCAGGCGAGAGCCTGCGGATGTTGCCGCGCTCTGGTGATTTCAACGTGTCGCAGATCATCATCAATGATTTGCGCATGAACGTGAAAAAGATTTTGCTCGACGACACACTGCCGCCAGATAATATGTCAGCCCGGTCAGCCACAGAGATTGCCGAGCGCATGAAAGAGTTGGCGCAGAACCTTGGGTCTGCCTTTGGCCGTCTGATCACTGAGACTATGGTGCCGCTTATTAGCCGCATCCTATATGTGATGGATGAGCGCGGCATGATTGAGATGCCACTGCGCGTCAATGGGCTAGAGGTAAAGGTAACGCCGGTCAGCCCAATTGCGCAGGCTCAGAATATGGGCGACATTGAGAAAATTATGCAGTGGGTGCAAATGTCGTCAGCCCTTGGCCCAGAGGGTCAGATGGCTGTCAAGACTGGCAGCATTGCAGACTATGTTGCTGACAAGCTCGGCATTCCGGCGAGCCTACGCACTACGCCAGAGGAACGCGCCGAGATGATGCAGCAGGCAATGGAAGCCGCCCAGATGGCGGCGCAAGCAGAGGCGGGCGAAATGCCGCAAGGTGAGGCACCGCCAGAAGGGGTGTAGTATGAACGCGACAGGGTGGGAAGGTCTACAAAACGTAGACCCGACAATTGCAGAAAAACAGCAGGTAGATAAAGACGATGTTGATCGTCTCTATTTGCGCGTGTTCGCCAGTGACGATGGGGCAAAGCTGCTCACTCATCTAAGGTCACTGACGATAGAGCAGCCAACGTGGTATCCCGGCGAGGATGCTTCACACGGTTATGCTAGAGAAGGCCAGAATAGTCTGGTCAGAGAAATTGAGCGGCGCATGAAAAGAGCGAGATCACTATGAACGAAACTGATGGCCTGCTGGCCGATGCTCAAATTGAGAGCGACGATAACCAGCAGCAAGCAGAAGAAACAATCTCACACATCAAACCTGATAATGAGACGGTTGCAAGTGATGCAGTTGCATCTGAAGAGGCTGATGCCCGGCCAGAGTGGTTGCCGGAAAAATTTAACCAGCCGGAAGATTTGGCAAATGCCTATGCTGAATTGCAAAAGAAATTTAGCCAAGGCAAGCACAAAGCCCCAGAGGAATATGATGATAGCGTATTTAAAGATGCGGGCATCCCAGAGGATGACGAGCTTTACGCTACATACAAGGACTGGGCTAAAGAGAACGGCGTAAGCCAGTCAGCATTTGAAGAGCTTGCCAGCAAGTTCATCTCAATGGCTGGTAATGAGGCAGAGGCCGCAGAAATTTCGTATAAGGAAGAATACGAAAAGCTCGGCAAGAACGCCGACGTTGTTATTAAGTCAATGACCGACTGGGCGTCGGGGCTGGTTCGCAAGGGCGTCTGGTCAGCGGATGACTTTGAAGAGTTCCGCATTATGGGTGGCACGGCGCAAGGCATGAAAGCCTTGCAAAAGGTTCGCAATTACTACGGCGACAAAACCATCCCTGTTGATGTTGGGCCTGCCGCTGGTGCGCCGTCAAAAGATGAATTGATGTCAATGGTCGGAAAGCCAGAATATCAGACCGACCCGGCGTATCGTGCCAAAGTTGAAAAGCTCTTTGAGCAAGCCTACGGTAACGATGAATATTCAACAATCTAACCAATTGCGAGGGTTGTTTACAGCCCTCGCTTTTTCTTATACAATCCCTATTGACAGATACCCGCTTTGCGGCCTGTTTGACCCGCTTGGGGGCGTAGCGTATATGCCCAAGCCGCAGCCCTTTTAGGATACCTGTTTGGCGTTAAATCGTGCTTTAACTTTTACAAAAGGAATAGAGAAATGGCTGTAGGCGTTTCAAATGCGTTTGTGCAGCTCTTCGATGCAGAGGTCAAACAAGCCTATGCCGCTCAACGCGCCCTTGCTGGCGTAGTGCGTGAGCGGACAAATGTCGAAGGCTCACAGGTCAAGTTCCCAAAAATCGGTAAGGGAACCGCGACCATTCGCGTACCACAGACAGACGTAACACCTCTGAATGTGTCGTACTCACAAGTAACCGCAACAATGTCAGACTACATTGCTGCTGAATACTCAGACATCTTTTCACAGCAGAAAATCAACTTTGATGAGCGTCGTGAATTGGTGCAGGTAGTGTCAGGTGCAATCGGGCGTCGTATGGATCAGCTAGTGATCGATGCGCTGTCTGGCTCTGGTACAGCATTGACTGTTGCTACAACAGTTGGTGGCGCGGGTACAAACATGAACCTTGCTAAGTTGCTTGAGGCTAAAGAGCTTCTCGACACTGGCAACGTACCAGCACAGGATCGCTGTATGCTGATCCACGCATCAGGTCTGGCTGCATTGCTTGACGACACCAAGATCGCATCTAGCGATTACGCTGCCGTTAAAGCTCTTGTTCAAGGCCAGCTTGATACCTTCCTTGGTTTTAAGTTCATCACCATTGGCGACCGTGACGAAGGCGGCCTGCCAAAGCCATCAACCCGCACCTGCTTTGCATTCCATAAAGATGCAGTCGGTATGGGCATTGGCATGAACCAAAAGACTGAAATCAACTACGTTGCTGAAAAGACATCGTTCCTTGTAGCTTCAATGTTCTCTGCTGGTGCAGTAGCCATTGACGCCGAAGGTATCGTTGCCATCAGCGCAACTGAATAGAAAGGAGTTTAGACAATGGCTTTCTCTTCAGCAGGTTGGAACGTGATCGGTGCAGCTAAAAAAGGCAACGCACCATCAATGTACACTTACACATCAGCAGACGCGATTGCGACTGTGAACACAGCGGGTTATTTCAATGATCTGTCAGACACTCTGGCAGTCGGCGACGTGATCTTTGTTCACGACAGCGCGACACCAACACTGTCAATTGTGATGGTGGCGTCAAACGCTTCTGGTGTGGTCGACGTGACCGATGGCACAGCCATCGCAATGACCGACACAGACTAATAATAGTGGGGCGGCGCAAGCCGCCCCATTTCCCCATTTTGGAGTGGCGTAATGGCGCAGGGCGATACCAAACTTTCTATATGTTCCGAGGCTCTGATCATGCTGGGCGCTGCCCCGCTTTCATCGTTTGCGACTGGCACCGATGAAGCACAAATCGCTGACCGTCTCTATGACGACGTGCGCGATACCCTCTTAATGCAATATGCTTATTCTTGGTCAGTCAAAAAGGTCAGGCTTGCGCAGCTTGCCGGTACGCCGATCAACGAGTGGAAATATACTTACGCTTTGCCCGGCGACATCCTTGGAAACCCAAAGGCTGTATTTAACACAGGCGCAATTGGTGCGCTGCCGGTGCGTGACTTTGAGGTTTACAGCCTCGGCCTTTATACAAATTATGAAGATGTCTGGATTGATTACCAATTTCGCCCAGAGCCTGCCGCTTTCCCGCCATATTTTGTGCGGTTGTTAAAGATGGCGCTCGCGGCAGAATTTGCCGAGCCTATCACTGATCAGATTACCAAGGCTGATTATTACCACGCAAAGGCATATGGTGCGCCAGCAGAAAATATGCGCGGCGGTCTGGTGCGCGTTGCCATTAACATTGACGGCGCTGACCGGCCAGCACAGCAAATACAAGAGTTCCCGATTTCAGATATAAGGTACTAACATGAGCCGCATCATTCAGATACAGAATGATTTTACGGCTGGTGAGCTTGATCCAAAGCTGCGGGCGCGTACTGATATTAGCCAATATAAATCTGGCCTATCGACAGCTAGAAATGTCAGCATCCAGCCGCAAGGCGGCGCAAAGCGTCGTGACGGCACAAAGTTCGTTGCCGAGCTAGACAGCGGCGCGGCTGATGCAGTGCGGATGGTGTCGTTTGAGTTTAGCGTCTCCGACAGCTATATGCTGGTATTTACGCCCGGCAAAATGTATGTGTTTAAAAACGGCGCACAAATTACAAACATCAATGGAAGCGGCAATGACTATTTGACGATTGCCAGCCTGACTAGCGCAATCTTGCCACAAATGAACTGGGTGCAATCCGCTGACACTGTGATTGTCGTGCATGAGGATTTAGAGCCAGTCAGGATTTTGCGCGGCGCAACAGACAGCGATTGGACGGCCAGCACAATCACGTTTAGCTTTGTGCCTAAATATGCCTTTGATATCGATACGCACATCCCGGCTTACAATATTACGCCGAGCGCAACATCAGGAAACATAACGCTAACCGCGTCTGCCGTCACGACTGACACCGGCACAGCGCAGGCTGGCGGCGCTGATACAATAACGCTAAAGGCCGCTAGTAGCTACACAACAGACGATGCGCCTAATGGTATGTTTATTCGGATTACCGGCGGTACTGGTGCTGGTCAGGTGCGGCACGTTGAGGATTACGTCGCGTCAACTAAAGTGCTGACAGTGTTCCCGGCTTGGACAACCCAGCCTGATGCGACCAGCCAGTACAGCGTCAAGGCGTTTGGCACGGCTATGGTTGATGAATTTGTCGTCGCTTTAAATGGTTTTGGCCGTGCGCGGATCACCCAGTTTGTTAGCGACACTGAGGTTAAGGCATACGTCGAAATACCATTCTTTGACACTAGCACAATCAATGCCGGAGACTTTGAGACAGAACACGGCTATGAGGATGTGTGGTCATCGACACGCGGCTGGCCGCGCAGCGTCACATTCCACGAAGGCCGTTTATATTTTGGCGGCAGCAAGCAGCGCCCATCAACTATCTGGGGCTCGCGGGTTTCTGACTTTTTCAACTTTGATAAGGGCGAGAGCCTCGATGATGCGGCTGTTGAGGCGACGCTAGACACCGGCACCTTTAACGCCATTGTTGATATTTACTCTGGCCGTCACTTGCAGATATTTACAACCGGCGCTGAGTTTTATGTGCCGCAAACACTAGACACGCCGATCACGCCAACAAATCTGATCGTCAAACAACAGACTGCATTTGGCGCAAAGGCCGGGCTGCGGTTGCAGAACGTGGACGGCTCAACGCTGTTTATTCAGCGTCAGGGTAAGGCAATCCAAGAGTTTATCTTTAGTGACGCGGTGCAGGCTTACACGTCATCAAAGATATCCTTGCTGTCATCGCATCTGTTAAAGACACCAGAAGAAATGGCGGTGCGCGTCGCAACGTCAACCGATGAGGGCGACCGCCTGATGCTGGTAAATGGCGACGACGGCAGCATTGCCTGTTACACATTGCTACGCAGCCAGAACGTCATTGCGCCGTCAGAGTGGACAACCGATGGCGAGTTTATAAATATCGGCGTTGACGTTGATGATATTTATGTTGTGGTAAAACGTAACGTAAATAGCGCCGATGTTTATTACGTTGAGATATTTGACCCTGATGCGCTGCTTGATTGCTCAATTGTTGGCGGCGCAGCGGCGTCAGTAAACATGACGCATCTCGAAGGCAAAACAGTTAAGATTATCCGCGACGGCATCATTGAGCCTGATCAGACTGTACCCGGCACACCATTCACAGTGACATTTGCCACAGCGGCCTCTACAAGCTATCAGGTTGGCCTTAACTTTACGCCAGAGGTAAAGACACTGCCGGTTGAGCCAAACCTGCCCAGCGGCTCCCTAAAGGGCTTTAAGAAGCGTATCTTTGAGGTAAACGCTGAATTGTTTGAGACGCAATCGCTGACGATTGATGGCAAGCTGATACCGTTCCGGCAGTTTGGCACAGGCGTATTTGGCAGTGCCGTGCCTGAATATACTGGCATCAAGACATTGCACGGCATTTTAGGGTATACTTACGATGGGCAAATAACAATCGGGCAAGAGGTTCCACTAAAGATGACCCTGCTTGGTATTGATTACAAAATTAGTATAGGGCAATAAGATGAGCGGATTATTTGCAGGCAACATAGCCAAGACCGAGGCAAAGGCGCTAGTTACCCAAGGCGCTTACGCAAAAGTGCAGGCGCGGTCAGAGGTTCTCAAATATAAACAGCAGGGCATTGCCGTTATGGATAATATTTTGGCAACGCAGGCAACTATCAACGCCCGCGCTGGCGCTGGCGGCATTGATCCATTTAGCGGCAGCGCAAGGGCGCTTGCTTTATATGCCCAGAAAAAAGGCGCAACAGAAATTTATAATAGTCGGGATGGTGAAATTATTGCCTTTGGTGCTGGTGAAGCGCGGGCAATGCAGTATCAAATGCAGGCGAAGGCCGTGCTAAAACGCGCACAAGCTGAGACAGTTGGTGCAATATTTGATATTGCTACTATGGCGGCTGGATTTGGCGGTGCGCCAAAATCAACAGCTACAACAGGCGGGTCTTATTTAACAAACGCCGATGATGTTCTGGGCGCTGGCGGGGGCTTGTAATGGCAGAGTTACCTAAATATCGCCCATTAGGGGTTTCGATACCATCTATCCCTGATGTTGATTTTGTGTCGGCTGGTCGTGCGCAGGGTGAGGTTTACCGCAGCATTGGCAAGAGCCTAGACAAAATGGTTAAGTATGCTTACGACAAAAAAGTAGCATCAACCAAGCGTGAGGCGGCAAAGTACGCATTTGAAAACCCGGTAACGGCAGAGCAAATCCAAGACGCAATTTCTCAGGGTCGTGACATTGAAGAAATTGTCGGCGATCCAGATACGATATTTGGCGCGGTGACGACTGCGACTGCCGCCCAGCAGCTTACGACTGAGCTGCAAATTGAAGCTAACAAAAAAATATCTAGCTATTCTGCAATGATCAAAGCCGGTCAAGACATTGACATTTCTAAAATGCGCAATGACTTAACTGATATGATTTCTGGTCACAGCGAATTGATTGCTGGCATTGACCCATCGCAAGGATTGAAATATTCAGCAACAGTTAATTCTAGCGCGTCAACGCTTTATAAGTCTGCCCTTGAAAACAAATTAACGATTTATCAGACGCAAAAGATTGCAACAGCGGATGCAGTGCTTGCTCAAAAGCCAGCAGAGTTTAAGGCCATTTTGCAACAAAAAGACGCTGACATTGAATCAATATTAGGTCAATTAGCCGTTGCTGCTTTTGAAGCTAAAGACATTGCAATCAACACTGGCAGCAAAACCTATGGTGAGAAACAATCTGCCGAAATTGAAAAAATGGTTTCAAAGGCAAAGATTGGCGTTTTGTTAGATCACATGAAAAAGCCCAGCAATGCCCGCGCCGCATTAGCTGGTGACTTTGGAGAAAGATATTCTGCGCTTTACGCCGTCTTAAACGATGATGAAAAGGTTGCGTTGCGCAAGGCTTATATCGACCAAGAAAAAGAAACCTTATCGCTTTATGAGGCGCAAGACCGTCAAGACGAGCGCATTCGCAATGACAAGATTGAAATGTTGACGCCAGAAATTACGCAAGCAATTCGCGATAGAAATTTTGAGGCGGCAGAGCCTTTGGTCAAAATACTTGAGCGTCTTGCCCCAGAAAAAGCCGACAAATTTTACAAGGTTATGGAAACTGACGGCGGCGTTGACAGTGCTGATCGGATTTCAGAATTAGACAGAATGGCGATGCGGCGCGAGCTTACAGAGGACGATATTCTTGACGCGTATACTGACCGCGAAATCACACGCGCCACAATGGATCGTTTGTTTGGCGACTTAACAACGCAACGCGACAAACGCTTTAATCGCGCCGTTGAGGTGCTAAGTGATTTCTATGGTAAACCAGAGCTTTTGGCTCGCGGCAAGCAGGGAAAAGCGCCAGAAAATTTAAGACAATTTGCAAAGCACCGCAGTGACATGATTTTGAAGATAGACGCCGACCCCGCGTTTGATCCTATTGCTTACGCACAACAAATTATTGAAAAAGAAAAAACCGACCCAACAGTTAATCCAGATAAGCAGGCCGCGATTAAAGCTATACAAAACAACGTAAATAAAGCATCAAAATCTTTATTTGGCAAAACGATTACTGATTTAGACGAATTGATTGCGGCAGCGCAGGCGTTGCAATCAAACCCTGTTAAACCGGGCTTTTTTTCAAGTGGCACAGACATGAGTGCATTGGCTGAATTGTTAAAAGATGCGCGTGAATTAAAAGAATTGCGGGGCGAGTAATGACTGACATAAGCAAAGAACTTGGCATCACTATGGACTTGCACCAGTCAGGCGCACCTATCTCTGTTGAAACTGACGAGCAAGGTATTCGCCGGTCACGCCTTCAAATGCTTGAAGAAATGCAGGCTATGGGCGCTGGTGGGTATCGCGACATTTACGCGTTATCTGAGACGGCTGGTGCGCCAGTAACCGAGGCAGAGGTTGGCGGCACTATGGCTGGCTTTGTGCCGGGTAAGGTGGCTGGCCTTGTTGGTGCGCCGGGCGACATAGCCGCTTTGGCGACAGGTTTATATAAAGCTGCATTCCCAGATGATGATCAAGGCCGCCTCGATGCGTTTATTACGCAAGTCGAAGAGGTTTCAAACAAATTTGGTTCTGGCGCAACTTTAGGTTTTTTGGATGATTGGGCTACGCAGTCGGGCATACCTGATGATGTAAAGCAAGGCTTCATGCAAGGCGCAGAAATGGGCAGCCTGTTTGGCTTTGGTCAAGGCGCTGCGGCTACTGGTAAGGGCGTCGTTGCGGCCGGTGAGGCTATTGCAGAAGGTGCGCCAGCGCGTATAGCGGAACGCGGCAAGGGCGTGACGCTTGGTATGGGCGTTGATCCTATGGCACCTATTGATGATGCTATTGTCGGCGCTCAGAAAGCGTTGCAAAAGCCAACAAAAGAAAACCCAATTACTGCTGTGCCGCCAACTGAGACTGAGCCGGGCATCATTGCGTTTCACGGTTCTGGCGCAGACTTTGATGAATTTAAGCTAGAAAAGATTGGCACTGGCGAGGGCGCGCAGGCATATGGACACGGGCTGTATTTTACCGACAGTGAGGCCATAGCTAAGTTTTATAGAAACAGTGTTTCTGCAATAGATAGATATGCAGAGCCAGATTTTGACACAATGGCTGGCGGGTGGACAGAGGAACTTGGCTTTGACTTAATTGGGGGTCAGCGCACATTAAGTTCCGCTGATCCTGATTATGATTATTACATCCAACAGTTGGACGATTATGCTGTTGATAAAGTAACTGATCTAACAAACAATTCTAAGACTTGGCAATTCTCTGATGGCAGTGAATTGACTATGGAAACAGACGATGTGGCTACCTTTAATGGCAAGCCATTAGACAGTGTTTATACTAGGGATGTTGAAGATAGGTTTGGCGTTGATATTAAGCGCATTGCAAATGAGGCAAGGAAATTTGGCATTAGAGATGATGTTGACACATTAGAAGATGATATAAACACAATTCTTGCAAATTTAAGTCAAGGGCTTCACGATATGCAAGATATGCAGGCCGCTGTTGATAGTCTAGGAAGGTCTACTAGATATCAGACTATTTATAAAAAATTTATTGAGCCAAATATTGACTTTAACAAAGTCGATTATGTGACGCTTGCTGGTCACCCAAAAGGCAAAATGTATAAAGTTGGATTAACGCCAAAGCCAGATGATTTGCTTGATTATGACGCACCATTTTCTGAACAAACAAAAAGTGTGCAAGAAAATTTGGTAAAGGCTGGGTATGATGTTGACCCCAATACCTCTGGCTCTGGTGGGATGATTTTAGATGCTATTATGTCAAACATAGCAAAAGAGGGCGCACATTTAGAACTTGGCGGCAAAAAAAGTCACGCAAGTCAGATAGCTTCTAAACGTCTTTCTGATGCTGGCATTCCGGGGATTAAATATAGGGCGGCAGGTTCAAGATCTTCAGATGTCAGCGATGCCGCCGCAAAACGAAACTATGTCATTTTTGACGATAAAGCGATCAAGATATTAGAGAAATATGGTATTGTTGGGCCTGTGGCTATCACAGCATTAGGCGCAGCAAAACAGGAAGGCGATGAAGATGCCAGTAGCACCTAAAGACCTAGACGCGCTTATTAACAAAGAAAACGCAGAGCGCGATCTGCAACAGGTGAAATTTGAGCAGCCGCCAGAAGAGCCGGTTTTGCCAGAGGTTATTCCTTCTGAGCCTGTTGGGCCGTCTGACGTTATTGCCGTTGGCGAGCCAGTACAAGTCGCCGGTCTTAAAGATGTGTTTGTTGGTGGTGCAAAGGCGCTTCAAAAAGCGACACGCGCAGCAGAGGCTCGCGTCACCGAAAAGGGTGCGCCAGAAATTGTTGCGCCTGTTGGCGAAGAAACTGTCATTCGCCGCGCCAGCCCAGAAGAGGAAGCGT